GAGAAGCCCGGTGCGGACGGTGGTGCGGTGGCCGGTGAGGCCGTTCGCTTCAATCCAGGGCATGTCGAGCAGAATCTCGTTCGTCTGCGACAGCATCTCGATCACCTGGGCGATCGAACCGTCCGGATCCATGCGCGACTTCAGGTCGAGCAGCGTCGGATACTGGGTGCCAAGAACAGCCATTTTTCAACCCTCTTTCAAGCGGCCTTCTTGGCCATGGACGGATACATGCGTTGTGCGCGCTCTTCTTCTGTGAGCGCCTGCGGAGTGCGGCCAGCGTTGAACGGCGTGTCCGCTGACAGCGTCTTGCCGACCTTGGCGAACAGGCGGACCATCTCGGGGTGGTCGGCCAAGCCGGAGTCGTCGAGCAACTTGGTGAGTGCGGGAGAGGCGTAGGCGTCGCGCGCTTTGGCCGCTGCGGCCATCGATGCCTCGAACTTGGCGCCGCCGATCTCGGGATCTTTCTGCGCTTCGACCTTCCAGCCTTCACGGGCAGTGGTCAGGGCAGACTTCAGCGCTTCGGAGTTGCGCGCCTGCATGCCGGCGCCCTTCTCGTAGAGCTTTTGCGCGGCTTCCTGCGTCAGACCAAGATCCTTGGCGAGCGCCTTGACCTCGGTGGCTACCTCGGGAAGCAGTGCTTGCCCCTCGGCCACGGAGAAGTCGGCGTACTCGGCCGGGATCGCTGGCGCGGCGGCAACTTCGGTTGCCGCCTGCGTGGTCTTGTCAACGACGGGCTCGGCGGCATGCGTGGCAGCGCCATCGGCGACAACCTCAACCACTTGGCCTTCGAGTGACGCGAGGGTTTCTTCGCTCATTTCGGAGCCTCGGTGTTCTCGCGCAGCATCTGGACGTAGCCTTCAAGGCCGGCGTCCATGGCGTCAGCCATCAGGGCAACGCCTGCAAGGCGCATGCCTTCGTTGCGTGCAGCGACGACTGGGGATTCATCAAATGAGGATCGATAGACCCCGGCGCGCTCAAGCAGGCGCCAGACGATCCGGCGGCCCTGCTTGTGATCCATGAGCCAGGCCATGTCCTCGCGAGCGTGAGCGGTAGCGAGACGCTGCAGCCGGGCTAGTTCAGCCTCAGCGAGCGCTTCGTTCATGAGGTCTTCGGTGTCCACGGATCGCAATGTCAATCTCGCGAATCCCGGTAAGGGCACCCCTCAGATCACGAAATAGCCGCTGCCTCGTTCACGGTCTTGGCCGCAGTGGCGAAGTCTTTGGCCGGAGCGGCCATCGCAGCGGTCTGCGCCTGCTGCATCTGCTGCGCCCTGGCCTGGCGGATGAATGCCACCTTGTCGTCGGCGACGATCATCGAAGGGTCGAGCCCGATCATGTCGGCATAGGCGTCGGCCCATTCGTCCTCGTCGAGCTTGTCGGCGACGTTCGGTTTCATGAGGAAGAGTTGCCCCATCGTCATGATGAAGCGATCGGCCGTGTTCGCGCCCACCGCACGGAGCGCCAGCGCCAGCGGGGAGATGAACTCCACGTCCAGCGTGACCCCGTGCATGTCGGGAGGAGGAGGAGGCAGGATCCCGGTCTCGACCATCCGAGCGAACGTGAGTTCGATCAGCGGGCTGAATTCCTCGTGGATCAGCCGTGCCACGACCGGGCCCAGCAGAAGCAGCTTCTCGGCGTTGCGCGCGGCGATCTCGGTCGCGGTCATCTGCGACTTGTCGAGGTTGGCGAACAGGCTGAAGAGTGGCGTGTACCAGGCGTTGCGGATGCGCTCGCGGATGTCTTGGATGTCCGTCAGAAGGTAGTCCAGCCGAAGCGACACGTCCCACATCGGGCGCACTTGGTTGCCGGCGCTCATCGCATCGACCACCGTGTATCCGCCCGGCATCAGGCTGAATTCGCGGTTCTTCTGAGACGGCGGTCCCTGCAGCGGCGGCTTCGTCATGTAGTCGATCGCCTGCGCCTTGCGCATCTGCTCGTGCTGCAACTGGTGGATGTCGCCGAGCGCGCGCATCGCCGGGCTCTCACCGTAGATGTCGCGGCCACGCGTGGCCCACCGGCTCACCAGTGCGGGGAATTGCCTGAAGCCACCTTCACGCAGGTAGTGGTCTTCATCAGCCGCCACGCCCCGCTCGAAGTAGCAGGAGGCGTAGGGCATGTCCTTGGCGGACTTGCTGAAGTAGTCGCGGTTCTCGCGCGGCTCGATGGCGTGAACGATCGGGATCCATGCCCCGTAGTTCCCCCGGTCGAGCAGATCCTTGGCGGCCCGGCTCAGTTTCTCCTTGCCGAACTCCTTCGCCAGCGCCGCAACGGGCACCTCGAATTCACGATAGATCGTGTTGACGTTGCCCCTGAAGTCAGCGGCGATGGCGTACTCACCCGCCGTCAGCGGGTCAAAGTGGATGATGTTCTCGAAGTCGTCGTAAACGATCTTGGCCGAGGTGCCGAACACGCCGAGTTCGTCGTAGGTGTTGTCCATCGCCCGGTAGGTGTTCGACCGGGCGAATATGCGCAGCATCAGGTCGGTGACGTCCGACAGCCACTCGCGCACTGGGGCGCTGCGGTTCAAGTCCTTGTCTGGCGTCTGTAGCCTGACCCACGGGGATGACTCGTTCGCCATCCCGCTGCGGAGGCCGGCCTGAAGCGTGGCCTGGCAGTCGGTTGCCGTCGAGTCATAGATAGCGTTCCAGCGCCGATCGCCGCGGTTTCGATCGGACGCGGTGAACCGGCCGGCTCGAGGCAGCACGTTCTTGGCGAGTTCCATCCAGTGGGTGTCCCAAGAGGATCGCTCCATCTTGAGTTCGCCGAGAGTGCGTAGCATGCGCTCCCGGTTGGTCTCGCTGCGGTCAGCCATCAACCGCCCCCGAGTAGGGTGCTCTTGCCGAGGGTCAGCGCGGAAGGATCGATGCCCATCGGGCCGGTGAGCATGGTGCTTCCCTGCCCTCCAGTTGCGGCCAGCGCGTTCGCGGCGAGCAGCGCGGCCGTGTCGGGCTTCTTCTGGTTCGCCTTGTTGTTCGCCCTGGCAGCGTCGGCTGCGGTCTTCTGTGCGGCCATCTTGGCCTGATCGTTCGCCTTGTTCTGCGAACTGCGGGCCTTTTCGCCCTGGTAGACCGTGGCCGCTGTTCCTGCTGCGGCGGTGCCGAGCGCGGCATAGAAGAGGGCCGCGGTCGAGATCGGTTCGCACATGTCAGTGCTCCCTGCGCTTGATGGTGGTGATGCCTGATCGGCGATAGCCCAGCCGGGCGTACAGGGCTGCGGTGCGCTCCGGGTCGACCTCGGTGCTGATGCCGAGCGTGATCTCGTCGGCACCTCGGTCCCAGGCCCATGCCTCGAAGGCTTTGATGAGGCGCATGCCGGTTCGGCCGCGGTGCTCCGGGGTCACGTAGACCGCCAGTTCGCACGCCTGCATGGCCCTGAGGAAAGGTGCTGGAGCGACCATGCCGCCCATCATCCCAACGGCTTGGCCGTCCTTCTGCGCCACGAGAACGACGCCGTGAGCGATCAGGAACTGGATGGTGTTGGCGGTGCGATCGGTGGAATACGGGAAGATGGAGAACCGCGGGGATTCCGCGTGCATCGCCCTCCCGAGTTCGATCAGAACCGGGATGTCGTCGGCAGTGGCACGGCGGATGCCGTCATCGGAGGGCCTCATACGGGTCGTAATCGTTCTGCCGGCGCCCACTGGTAAGGGCACCCCGCACACGTTTGACGACCGGATAGGCGAACGACAAGGCCAGCGCATCGCCTCGGTTGGGAGACGGCAGCCCGCGCTTTTTCATGTCGGCCTTGCTCTCGAGCTGGATCTTGCCGTCCAGCCTTGGCACGGTTTCAGGCCCGATCAAATCCTGGTACAGCACGTCATCCTTGGGGATCGCGCCTCCCTCCTTGAGCCAATCGCGGGTCAGTTTCCACATCTCGGCGCGCTTGTTCAGGCAGCCTGGATCGGCCGATTCACCGCTGAACCACACGATCATCCAGTCGCGGCCCATCGTCCTGCCGGCGCTGATGATCCCCGTTCCGTAGCCACCGTCAACGAACACGCCGTCTGCCTCGTGCTCGTCCTCTAAGGCAGCGAGTTTGTTCGCCACCATCACGTCGTTGTCGTTCTTGGCGAAGGTGAGCAGCACCTTGAACATGAGCCCTTGACGCAGGCCAATGCAGATCTCGTCGTCGCCTTCCCACGCTGGATCACAGGTGATGATCTTTGGCGCGAAGCCGTAGGCATGCTCTTTCATCTCGCGGCCGAACGCTCGGTCGACATCGGTGCTCGAGATGAACTGCTTGACCGATTGCGAGGGGAACTGGCCCCGCACGCGCACCTTGACGATGTCGCTGTCCTCGCCGTGCATCTCGACGAACTGCGCCAGGTATTCCTTGTTGGTTCCCTCCACCGTGCGGCTGTCGATGTGCTTGTTAACCCACAGGTGGCGGTAGCGCCTGAAGCATTCCCTAAACCTACCGGTGTTCTGCGTCGGGTTTCCGAAGGCGAGCCAGATGATCTCGGTGTCCTCATCGGTCAGCGCACCCTCAGCCACTTCCCAAACCTTGTCTGCGATCTTCGAGGCTTCGTCGAACACCAAAACTATCCTTTTGCCTTCGTTGTGCAGGCCTGCGAACGCCTCGGTGTTGTTCTCGCTCCAGGGGATCGCATCGAGGCGCCAGGACTTCTCGGCCCCTGGATCAACTCCGTAGACCGACATGGCTGGCGCCTGCCACCAATGGGCATTGAGCGCCAGGCGCACCCACTTCGCAACCTCTGGCATGGTCTTGGTGCGAAGCTGGTTCTCGGTGTTGGCTGTGATCACGATGCGCGTGTCGCGGCATGTGCTCATGGCCCAGTTGCAGACCATGCTCACGAACGCCGACTTGCCGATTCCGTGACCGGACGCGACGGCCATCATCAGCGGCTTGTGCCTGGTCGCTGGATTGCGCAGGCGCGAGCCGATGACCTCGAACGCCTCGGCCTGCCAGACGCGCGGCCCGGCATGCTTGGCTAGTTCGCCGTGGCCCCAATCGTAGAAGCGCCGGGCGAACTGCAGCGGGTCGTGCTTGCAGCGCGCCGCTAGCTTGGCGATCTGGTCGTCAGGGTGATCAGGCACGCTTCAGCGCCATGATTGCTTCAACGGCCGCTAACCCGTGCAGCGTGTCGTCCTCGGCCTCGAACAACTTCGCCACTTCATCGAACGCCTGCGATCGGGCAAACAGCAACAAACGCGCGACCATATCGCCGCCTGCCGCCGCTTTCGCGCACTCCTCCCAAGATACGAAGCACGCACCGTCCGGGGCCATCGTCGCCCATGCATGCACCATAGGCTGCGCTCCAAGCATGAGTATTCCGCTGGTGGTCATTCCTCATCGCCTTTCATCGCCCGCGACAGCCGGTCGCCCAGGTTCACGCTGCCGCTGTGTTCGATCTGCTGTCTGTCACCGTAGCCTCGTGGGTCTATCTTGCTGGCCCGCCAGCGGTAGTGGTGCGCCAGTTCCTTCCCGCGCGCCAGCTCGAATGGATCGCTCGCCATCTCGATGACCTCGATCGCCTTTTCGTCGTAGGCCTCGGCGGAAATGATCCGAGATAGTTTTGCGCGCGCGGAACGTTGCGGTTCTGCTTCCAGCCACCGCCACAGCGTCGAACGATTCACTCCGAACGTTTGCGCAATCTCGCTGATCGATTCGCCGTCCTCGATGCGCTGGAGGATCTGCTCCTCGCTTTGCCCTCGGAATTCGCTCACGCCGCCACCTTTTTCCAATACTGCTCCGGCAGCGTAAGCCGGAAGTTGGTCGGCGCCCCATTGCGCGCCATCTCGATCTTCAGGATGCGCTCAGTTTCCGCCATCCACCCTGACACCGCCGTTGCCATCCGGCGATTTCTGGCCGCTGGCGTGTAGTGCTTGGCGGCATCGCGCCGTCTTGCTCGCTGTTTCACCTCAGCACCTATAAGCCTTCCCGCTCGCCGATGTCCCACCGAAGTGCGTCACCGGAGCATTCCAAACCACATGGGTCGCGCCGAGCAGGTTCGCGTTGCGCAGCACCTCGGCTCGAGCAGCGTCCAGCCCTTGCGCTGCGAACATCCCGTACCACATGCTCGAGCCTACAACGTCGTCGACGTACTTGCAGGCTGTCACCTGATCGGCTCCTGCCGATTTGATCGGGCCAGGCATGGTTGCGGTGGTCGCGCAGCCTGCCAGGAGCGCGAGAACGATCAGAGCGGATCGCATGCTTCCTCCGCTGCGGCGATTTCCGCGTCCATCTCTTCCTTCGTGACCACAGTAACCGATACACGGATGAACTTGCCGGCCAGGTCGCTTGGCTCTGGCTCATCCGGGTGATTGTCGCGCCCCATTTCCAGCGTCTCGCGAAGGGCAAATGCCCACGCGTCGGTTTCGGCCGCCAGTTCACCATCCACAAAGTTCAGAATCATGCTTTCTCCTTCAAATTTGACCACCACGAAATAAGTTCAGACCGCACGAAGTACGACTGTGAACTAAGCGTGTGCGAATCGTTGACCTTGATAACCGCTTTCGGTGCTTCGCGCGCTCTGAGCCGGCCGGCCAATTCGCCTCGCTCGACGCCGAAAAGTACCATCGCTTCAGCGAACGAGATGGTTATGGTTCCCTTCTTCCCGCCATCCATCTTCTTCGCGCGCTTGAGGATGTTTGTCATGCCCCTATCCGGGATATGCGGCGTATGATCCCATTCCTTGCGTTCGTTCCGCACCACCTCTTCTGCCTTTGGTGCCGGCACCGGAAGCGCCCGCCACACGTAGCTCAATTGCACCCGTTGCATGTAGCCCACGATCCGGCGGACCTGGGCCTTGCTGATGTCGAAGTGCTTCGCCAATCGCTTGTAGCCCCATCCATCGGCGCGTAGGTCTAGCAGTTCCTCCACCTGGGCATCCTTTAGTTTCGCGCTCTGGTGATACTGCCCGATCCGCAGACCGCGCTCGTTCACGCCGATCATGCGGGGCGAGGCCACCTTACTTCTGCTCCTTCGACGCCTCGAATTCAGCGTCCACGTGCTTCGCGCTCCGGTCGCACGCCTTCGCCGCCTCCTCCAGTGCATGGGAGCGGGATGCTTGCCACGCCGCAAAACACAATTCCTTGTGCGTCTTCCATGGGAACGGCGGATCAGCATGCGGCACCCTGTCGGGATGGCCGTACCACTGCTCGAACGCCTCTCGGGTGCTGTTGGTCATGGCCTACCTTATCGCCGGAATGCTGATATTCCCGAGCAGCACGCCGATCAGCACCACGATGAATATCAGCACGATGATCACCATGATATTTCCTTGGTCATACGAACAATTCCTGTGGCGTCATCGCCGGTGCTGGTTCCTCGAACAACTTCGCCTGGCGCTGTGCGTCCTCGATGCGGCGGCAGGCGATGTCAAAGTACTTCGGCTCGCGCTCGATGCCGATGAAACTGCGGCCCGTTTGCACGGCAGCGACGCCAGTGGTCCCGCTGCCCATGAAGGGGTCGCAGATCGTTGCCCCTGCCCCGGTTGCTCGCTGCACGATCCACAGAAACGGCGCAAGCGGTTTCGGGCACGGGTGGCCTTTAACCTTTTCGGACGGGATCGGCGGAAACTGCTTGTGATCCAACGTAAACGTGTTGCGGCCGTAGATGAGCAGCGGCTCCCAGCAGTTCATCCCACCGTCAACCGAGTTCTTGAGGCCAATCGGGTACGAATAGGCCGCGATCCATTGCGGACGCGGCCACAGCCACAAGTTCGCGATGCCGGGGACAACGACCTTTGTCGTCGCTTGTGCAGCGCCCAGAAAGTTGACCGGGGCGGCGTCGTCCCAATCGGCGAACCCAACCCCATAAGGCGGGTCAGTGATCACCGCATCC